GCAACTTGTTCTGGTGGTATTGCGACTATCAACCTTGGGTATGAGCCACAATGGGTTTTAGCAAAAGTTACTAACACCACTGGCGATTGGCGAATGCTTGACAATATGCGTGGGTGGACAAATAACTCTGGCGGCAACCAACAAGGACTACAAGCCAACACATCAGCGGTAGAAGCAAGTTATGGATGGGGCGACACTATTTCGCCTACTGGGTTTAATTTGTATGGCGGGGCAAGTGATACATTCATCTACATCGCCATTCGTCGTGGCCCGATGAAAACGCCTACGAGTGGGACGAGTGTGTTTTTACCAACCACTTACACAGGCAATGGTTCAACTCAGACAATCACAACAACCATTCGTCCTGACTTTGTGTTGTTGAACTACATCACTGGGGGGTTAAGCGAAACATTTGATCGCCTTCGTGGAAATGAATTGTTGTACACGCAAGCAAATGCAGCCAAGGATAGTTCAAACCAATACATTTCGTTTGCAAATAACACTGGCTTCATTCTTCCATCAAGCGTCTTTTACACAAACGCCTCGGCTAGTTCATACACGCCAGAAGCGTTTACCAGAGCACCAAGCGTTATTGATGTAGTTTGCTACACAGGAACTGGGTCAGTCCTAAACGTGTCGCATGGTTTGACGGTTGCTCCAGAGATGATGTGGGTAAAACGCCGAGATACCACTGGAGCTTGGTCTGTTTATCATAAGGATGTTGGGAATACAAAGTGGGCCAATATGAGTGCGACTTCTGTGCCTGCCACAAGCTCAAACTATTGGAATAACACAACACCAACTGCGAGCGTTTTTACAGTTGGGGCAACAGGCGATGTTAATGCTTCTGCTGGTACGTATGTGGCCTATCTGTTTGCTACTTGCCCAGGGGTAAGCAAGGTCGGTTCGTACACTGGTAACGGCACAAATCAGACAATCAACTGCGGGTTTAGCAGTGGTGCAAGATTGATAATGATTAAGCGCACTGATGCCGTTGGATCATGGTACTTGTGGGATTCATCTCGTGGAATCGTTTCTGGCAATGATCCATATATTCGATTGAATGATGGCGCTGTATCAACTACAACAGATGCGGTTGATGCAGACAATAGTGGGTTTATTGTCAATCAGGAATCATTGAACCTGAACGTCAATGCTGCGACATACATTTTCTGGGCAGTTGCATAAGGAAGAAACATGGAAATCAGAATTCGTGAAACAGGTCAGGTTATGTTTGAGGGAGAGTTCCGTGCATCTCACCCAAACACCTCTTTCCCGCCTCAGTTGACTGCTGAGTTGCTGGACAGCATGGGCGCTGATGTCGTCTTTGAAGGCGCTCAAGCACAACCCACACGCTACCAAACAGCTTTCCGCAATGGTGTTGAGCAGGTCAATGGCAAGTGGTACACCAAGTATTCTGTTGCTGACATGGATCAGGAAACAAAGGATGCTTTGGATGCCCAGCAAGCTGCTCTCATCCGTAGCCAACGCACTCAGAAGCTGGCAGAAAGCGACTGGACTCAGGTTGCTGACGCTCCTGTAGACAAGGCGGCTTGGGCTGTCTATCGTCAGGGTCTGCGTGATGTCACTGCTCAAACGGGCTTCCCTTGGGAAGTTACTTGGCCTGCCCAACCTTGAGGTGAGAAATGACGAAGGAAGAGACAGTTGCTACTATGGCAGCTAAGAGCGCCCCGCCTGTGGGCGTTTCTATTGCCACTGTCGCCGGAATCCAAGTAAGCGAAGTTCTTCTGTGGGCTACGCTAATTTACACAATCTTGATGATTGGGCACAAGTGCTATCAAATCTACAAGGATGTGACTGGTAACAAAGGTGAATAATGCCTAATCTGAAACAACAGTTGGATGTTCCGGCAGTACCAAACCTGCCGTTGCCTCCTGCTGTTTATTCTGCCCAGCAACAGGCGCAGAATAACAATCAGGTCAAGATATTCTTCACCAAGCTGATCAACGCAATTGGAGCGATGTTTGGCATTCGTGGTGGCAAGTTCATTAACTTCCCATACGGCGCTTTTCAAGACAGTACAGACCAGAGTGACGGATCGACTGCTGTTGCTTACTTCATGCGGTTAAATACCACGGACTACAGCAATGGTGTCTCAGTTGTTTCAAGATCTGCGTCTTTTACTGCAACTATCAGCAATGGTAGTGGTTCAGCAGGTACTACTCTTAATGTTTCTGCTATTGCAAGTGGCAGTCTTTATCCTTCGATGGAGATTACTGGTACTGGGGTTACTGCTGGCACACTTATTGTCGAGCAACTTACAGGAACAACAGGAAGCACTGGAACTTACAGAGTCAACACTTCGC